GAAAACTGCGCAGGAGATGGCTGCGAGGATAAAGGCTGATAAGCCGACGATAGACACTGAAAGATTGTTTGGTGCTGGTATATGATAAAAGACCTATTGTATGACGTCGAGACTGAAATCATGGAGGATATTATTGCATTGCTTAAAGGAGGCGGTGGACTGTCTTCTGCGGAATGGAAGGCGGAAAGACTTGCGCAATATGGTAGGCTAACACGACAGGTCGAGAAAATAGTCGAGAGATATACCGAGGCTATACGTTCAGGAGCTAGCGAGGAGATTCAGCAGGCGGCGATCGATGCAATAAAGAAAATTGAGGGAACAGTTAAGAAACTTAAGTCGGCAGGAGTTGAGCTTGCTGATGTGCTGCCTGAGGATATGGATCCTGGGCTGAAAATGATTATCGAGACATGGGCAAGCAAGGCGAGTGATCAGATCAATCTTGTGATGGCTGGACTGTTAGAAAATGCGCCGCGTGTATATATTGATACAATCAATCGTGTTACTTTACAGGTAGTTACTGGAGCGATGTCTAAAGATGAGGCAATGGCGCGGGCGTGTGGCGAGTGGATAGAGAATGGGATTCCTGCAATAACAGACAGAAAGGGTCGTGAATGGACGGTTGAGAGTTATGCTGATATGGTGATCAGGTCGAATACTACTCGGGTTGCGACTGATGTGCAATTCCAGCGCACAGAGGAGTACGGGCTTGATCTGATAGAGGTATCGAGCCATGCAGGGGCTAGGCCATTGTGTGCGCCATACCAGGGTAAAATATATTCGATGTCAGGGAAAAGCAAAAAATATCCTGCGTTTTCAACGACAAGTTACGGCGAGCCTGCAGGGCTGTTCGGGATAAACTGCGGCCATTGGATGCGCCCATTCGTTGAGGGTGTATCTGAGAAAGTGTTCGAGCCTACTGGAAGCAAAAAAGAAAATGAGCGGATGTATGAGGAATCACAAAAACAAAGATATTATGAAAGACAGATTAGAAAAGCGAAAAGAGAGCTTGAGCTTTCGAAAGAATTAGGCGACGAAAAGCTTATAGCTAGAGCATCATCGAAACTAAGAGAAAGGCAAGCTGCAGTAAGGGAGTTTGTCAAAGAGACAGGCCGAACAAGGAACTATAGCAGGGAGAGGGTATTTTGAGGGTAGCATATAATTAACAATGGTATTTATTAGTTGTTGTATTTTATGCCACTGAAATAATGGCAAAATAAAAACCCAAAAAGGGGAAGTGAAATGGAAGACGTAAAACAGACGGTTACAGAACAGACAGTAGAGCAGGTCAAGCAGGAGCCTGCAGAAGAAGTAAAGACTCTAACTCAGAAAGAGCTTAATGCTTTGATCGCTGCGGCAAAAAAGGATGGCGCTGAGAAACTATGGAAAAAGGCAGGCTACGAGAGCGAGGAAGCGTTCGAGTCATTCATAAATGCTGCGAGGCAGGAGGCGGAGGCGAAGAAAACTGAATTGCAGAGGGAGAAGGAACGCGCTGATGCAGCAGAAAAGGCTAGGGCTGAGCTGGCAGCAAGGGCTGAGCGAGCAGAGGCTAAGGCTGAGGCGCTGGCGCTTGGCGTTGGAAGTGATAAAGTCGATGATCTCGTAACGCTTGCGATGCTTGAGCAGGGAGATACGATAAAGGCTAAGGTTGAGGCAGCGTTAGAAAAAAGGCCATGGTTTAAGGATATTGTAAGTCCTAGCATTAGCGGAAAAATTAAAAATCAGACGCCTAATATGACAACAGAGCAGCAACGTCTCGATGCTGAGCTTGATAAAGTGTTCGGCAAGAGAATTGGCACTTGACAATATGTAAGAGTGTGTTATCATATAAATAATAGAAAAAAGTGCTTTTGCTTTTAACAGCAAACAGAATAGCAGCGCTGGGAAGACTGCGGACGGAGTAGTAGCGCCGCAAAGGCTACGGTCAGTTTACCTGCCTGCAAAACAGGGGTCAGTCGGACTGGGACTGTTTAAGCCAGGGTCGGGGTCGCCCGTTCACGAAAAAATTCTTAGCGTATGCTGAGAACATTTTTTTGTTGGGCGAGAATACGCCCGAGGTAAACTGATATGGAATACGCTTCATTGTTTCAAACTCGACTCGACGAGCAATTTATTCGAGAGGCCACTACTGCGTGGATGGAAGGCAATGCTGTTGGTATTGTCTATTCTGGTGGGAAATACGTAAAAGTACCTAAACGGACTGTCGATGGACTGGGCAATTATAATAGGTCGACTGGCTATCCAACGGCAGGTGCGATTGATGTTGCGTATGAAACCTTCGAGCTTAAACAGGATAGAGCGAAACGATTTAACATTGATCGTATAGACATGGACGAGACTGCATTCGTGATCAACGCCGCGGCCACTATGCAGCAATTCCAAAAAGAGTGGGTTATTCCAGAGATCGATTCTTATCGGTATTCGAAAATCTTCCAGTTGGCGAATCAGAAACTTAAAACAAAAGCATATACTCCAGCGAAAGCTAATATATATTCGACCTTGATGGACGAGATCGCTGATATCCAAGATGTGATTGGTAGTGGTGTTCCTTTGGTGGTGTGTATATCTGGAAAGGCAGCAAAAGAGTTAGCGAAGAGTACCGAAATCACAAAATACACTATTATTGGTGATCAGAATTTCTCCAGTGGTAATATTAACACTAAAGTTAAAATGCTGGATGGTACTATACCTTTGATTGAAGTACCGAGCGCGAGAATGCAGTCATTGTTTGACTTTAATGCTACTGCTGGGTATAGCAAAAATGCATTGGCGATGCAGTTGAACTGGATAATCCTAGTAAAATCTGCGCCGCTTGCAATTACAAAACTAGATGAGATGAAAATCATAGACCCTGAGCCTAACCAAACTTATAGCGGCTGGTCGATTTTCTATCGTAGATTCCACGACCTATGGATCCTCGATAACTCATTTGATGGTATTTTGGCGAACTATACCGCGATTGATGCGCCTGATCTTGCGCCTACGTTTGCAAAAGGAACTGCTAGTGATGCCACGAAATTCACTGTTGGCTCTGGTATTCCTGCTACAGGGAATCATCTTGCATATATCAAACAAGCAGGTGCTGGAAGCTATAGGTTTAACGATGTGGTAACTGGCGCTACTACATACACTGCTGGTGCAGATATTGCCAGTTGTACTGCTGGACAGCATGTATTGAGTTTTGAACTTGATGCTGTGAATCACGTAGTCAAGTATAATGACCATACGCTGGTCGCCGGCGACATTGATTGAGGCTAACAATGGAACTATACCTATTGCGTAAAAGGAACATTAGCCTCATAAGGGCTGGCAAATGGGCGAAAGAGGCTGAGGCTGAGGGGTATGAACTTCTCGGCCGATGCGATAAAGACGGGAACCTGCTTCCTCAAGAGGAGAAGGAGAAACCTGAGGCTAAAAAGAAGGTTGATAAATGAGCTATATTGATCTTGCTTTTTATAAGAACGTTTACCTAGGCCAAGACGCTGGCACAGACTTCGCGAGGCTTGAGATGCGTGCGAGTGATGACATCGATAATGCCTGCGACGGATTTGTGTTTGATGAGCTAGAGGACTGGCGCAAAGAGTTGGTGAAAAGGGCTGTCGCTGCTCAGATTGAATACTATGTTGTCAATGGAGAGACATACAACAATGTCGAAAGCGGTGGCAGTCTAGGGAGCTTCTCGGCGCCGCAGAATAAACACAGAACGCTTGCGCCGCGTGCGACTGAGTATCTATATGCTGCTGGCCTATTGACGAGAGTTGCGAGGATAAGATGGTAGCGATACCTAAACGGTTGTTGCCTCACACAATTAGCTATGAAGAGTATACTGGGACTGTAAACTCGAAACCTACGTACGCGAAGGCTGAAACTATCTACAATGTGCGTGTAGAACCAGTCTATCAGTATGCGCTGTCATCGCTCGGTGATGCAAAAAACGATAGGTTTACTATCATTTATGATTCAAGAAATTCCAGTCCAAAAGGTAAAACGTTTGTAGCGAAAAGCAGGATCACGTTTGGGGATATCGTTTTAACGGTGAGAAATGCAACGCCGTTTTACGATTCTAAGAGACTACACCACTGGGAGGTGAATTGTGTCTAAGGTCGAATTTGATACAAAAGCGGCCGTAGGGAAACGACTTGATATGCTTAAATTGGCACAATTTGCGCTAGACCAGCAGGTGATTGCCGACTCAAACTATTATTGTCCGTATCGTGAAGGGTATTTACAAAAATCGGCAGTGATAAATTCGCGGCCTGGTACTGGGCTGGTAGTATGGCAACGCCATATGCGTCGAGACTGTACTACCATCCTGAATATCATTTCTC